TAAACATTTGTGCGGCGAATTTATCAATCATGAGTGATTTTGGTAAATTTTGGGATACTGACTCTGAGGAGGAGAGTATCTATGAGGCAAACGATTTTGAGGAAGAATTTGATCATTCCCTGTTTACAGGAAGACCTAAACAAGGTGTTAGCAAGGAGACACCGAAGGAAGGGGGTAAAACCTTCTCTAAGCGATCCAAGAACGGACTCAGTGCGCTGGAAGTTCGAAAACAAAAACGATTGAAACAAGAAGAAACGAAGATTCGACTTTCTAATGAGAGAGAAGAAGAAAGGTTACGACTTGTAAAATTGTGGGGAGAAAAAGAAAAGAAAACATCTAAATCAGGACCCCCCAAGAAAGTGGATTTTGTTGCGAGATCAGTCTCTAATACAAAAATCACAAATGTTTCGTATGAAACAAAACTCCGTGATAACATGGAGATTGTTTTTGATCAACGTGTTTTGTATAATGCAGACTCGTTTGTTGAAGACAATGAAAAATTGATCGTAGCGAAGCATCTTGAAAGAGACGTTTCAAACGATGAATTTAAATTCGTGGTAAAGGAACATCCGTTAGCGGTTAGCAAACCAGACATTCATGGCCTAATGGTCCATGGAAAAACAGTTTTCAAAACTACAACTGATGTTGAGATTAAACCTGTCGTACAACGATCGGGAAAAACTCTCAATAAATTACGAACTAATTTATCTAAGCGTAATTTTGCGTTTGGATTGGATGGAAAACCAATTCCATCAAACATTGAAGAGGACAAAATGAAGAAGAATAAATCTGAATTTGACCAAGAGCCGAAATGTTCTGTAAAGAACATGACTGCTCAAGATTTTCTGAAAGACGAAAATATTGTTACTAAGAAAATTAGTAACACGACACCTGCTCGTGAAAAACGAGCATCAAAGAAAAATAAAAAGATGGAGAGTAAAATCGAAATTGAACAAACAATGGAAGAGTCTGTACAGATTAAAGAAGTTGTATCACATGTTGATAGTGGAAGTCCTTTGGACATCCAGCCAGTCGATGTGGTTGTTATTTCAAACAACCAAAATTCAGAGAAAACTGATCAAACACAAATAGAGGCAACTATTCAAACCAAGACAGAAGAAATGGAGGTGAAAACTGAAATTGAAATTGCTCCCGAAATGTCTGTAAAGACAGTAAAGAGCGAGGCGGAATCGCCCGACAGAATTTCTCAATTAGAAAAGAAACTTGAAGAAATGATGAGCGAAATTCGCAGGTGTACGAGCACAATTCATTCTTTATTAGATGAAAATTCGAAATTGAGAGAATTGCTCCAAGCCAGTGAAAATCGTGAGGCATTGCGAATTCGAAATGAACAGATTCGAGAAGCACGAACAAAGAAATTGGACTCTCCAAAGAAAGTGGAAGAGAAACCAAAATCAATCCAGAAAGAAAACCGAGTTTCTGATAAATCTGTAAAGAAATTAACAGAAACTGTAAAAGTTGGACCTTCTGGATCTTCATCAACAACGGTGAAACCACCTCCGGAAAAACAACCTGAATCATCAGGATCCGGGTTGGTTTCTAAGTTTGAAGATGATGGTAATAATCTGAAAGTGAACATGTCTTTGGCTAAAACCAAAGAGGAACAAGCTGAAGTTATTACTAATACTTTGTTGCTCGAAGAAGAAACTTTGAAAAAAGCTACGAACCAAGAAGTAAGAGCGGTGAATTCTAAACCAGTGGTTGAAGAATTTGCGAAAACCTTGAAAAAGAACTTGTTTCCTTCACGGTCTCGTACTTTGATCAGTTTTTCTAAGGAAGAACGGAGTATGTTGCGACGTGATCCAAATAAACCGAAAGGTGTGTTTTGGGACGATTGGGAAAATATAAAAAAGAAACCCAAAGAATTACAAGATGCAGCTGTAAGAAAAGCTTATAATCGAGCTTTTTACGGTTTATCCGCAAGCCTGAAGAGGAAATGGACAATTCATGATAGACGAATGGTAAACCCATGGCTATCTCGTTCCGGTTTGATCTGGAATGCAATGGCTACAAAGTCAATTGAAAATATCTGGGATTGTATCCAGGAATGGAAGAAACAAGCTATTGCTTTCCAAATGGAAGGCATTATCAATAACTGGCACAAACTATGAATTGGTTAGTTCCTTTAATGAACATAGTAGGGCCGAATTATTCGGGAGTTCTACTATTGTTGATACAGGCTTTGTGTTTATACACAGGCGTGTATAATTCTGTAGTTTTTGCAGGATTATGGTGTGTTTACTTTGTTTACACTTATACCGATTATTTCGGTACATGGATGGTTTCTGCCATTGGAGGAATTATTGATTCAATCGCAGCTCGTTTTCAAACAGCTGTGATCAATAGTGCTACAGTGGTGAGAGATCAACTTCAGGAAACTGGAGGAGCTTTGTCAGAAGGCACGACAATGTCGGGCTTAGTAACAAATTTTTCAAAACACAAGGTTGGAGTTACTTTATGTGCAAAGACAGCAATATCCGCAACAGGACCAGGACAAGTAATTGAAGAGACTGTTAAAGTTGCATCGATGCTCGGATTAGAACATTCAGTAATAAATGCAGCTATGGGTCGCCTTAGCTCTTTGTCGGCGGACGCTATAACAGGAGTTATAGGAAACGCTGGAGTCCAGGAAAATGGATTTGAAGACATTGAGGCTTTTATTCCATTGGTGAGTACTATTGCGGCATTCGCTGATCAAGAATTGACTGATTTTCAATTGAATGGAAAGTTAGATAAAATATCTAAGAACATAAAAAATGCAGAAGTAATTATGTCTCAGTTCCGAAAAGTGGCTGAGACTGCTGGCGTGATCAAACCAAAGAATTTTTCTTTGATTGAGGAATTAACAGTGATGGTCACGGAACTTCGAGAAGATTATGAGTGGATTGTAAATCTGTTGGCAACTAAAGGTTCTGAATTTATGAAACCTGTCATTTATGATAGAGTTCGTAAATTTAAAGAAAAAGTTAAAAATGCACGGCTTCGGTTCAAGCAAATCGACATACCGTCGATAAGAAATAATCAAATCGTGACAGAATGTAATTCAGTTTTGAACAAATGCGATGAGTATTTGAATCAAATAGAAGTGATTCGCATGAATACAGGAACGAGGGTCGTTCCGGTTGGAGTGACTATCAAAGGGGAATCTCATATTGGGAAATCTCATTTAGTTCCGATTTTATGTGAAAAAATTAAAGCAAGACTTTCAAACCATACTGAAATTGTCGGTGATGCTAGTATGTGGAGTCGATGGGACGCAAACCAGAGAGAAGAATTTGATTCTGGGTATTGTGGACAAGAAATTGTTTACATGGATGATGCGTTCCAAGACAAAACAAACAAAGATCACTTGATGTGGTATTCATACATAAGTAATACTTGTGTAGGAACCATTCAAGGTGTTGCGGAACAAAAAGGTTTACCGTTTAGAGGAGTTTTGTGTGTTACGACATGTAATAACTTACCAACCACTTCGGTGGCGGTTAGTCATATACAAGCTTTGCACAATCGGTGGCCGTTTTGTATAACAGCTTCTTTGAAAAAGGGAGCTAAGGTGCCAAAAGTCATGGATCCGACATTTTCACACTTGAGTTTTGAGTGTAATCCGATGTTAGATGTTGTGGCTGGACGCAATGGAGAAGAAAAATCTCTTGATGAAATTGCTACTGCAGTTGCAGAGCGAATAATCGAGAACCATATTCTTCATAGTGATACTGTGAGATCAATCCAGAATATTCCTGTTGTGGAAAACGGAGATGGTGATGGCATTGATGTATTTTTGGAAAATTTGGAAAAATTACCAAATGTCATTGAATTACCAGAAGACATTGACGAGGAAGACGAGGAAGCGTTGTGGAATGCAGGAGTAAAATCTGAAGCCGAAAGCGATGACATTGTCCGTGCTGTGTTGACTGATGATTTGCAAAGATTAGAACATGTGACACATGGTGTGGATATAAGTCCTGAAGAGTATCTTAAAATGGGAGATAGAGCACTTCAAGCTCTCCAAACTATAGTAACTCAAGAAGGATTTCATACCATTGACAATGTTGGATCGTGGACAAAATTTTTGCAGCGTACAGAAGGGGATAAAACCTTTGGATTCGATAAGAAAAATTACAGAGATGAAAATGGTTTGTATGTGTTTTTAAATTCGCTTGGCGCTTGGAAAGTGTCATCAGATGAACAAAACATATTTGCAGAAGAATTTGCTAAACAACCTGCGTTGAGTGTGGAAGGAACCTATGGTGATAGATACATTTGGGCCCCTTTCTTAGGAAAGGGTCGTTCGTTGGTTTTGGTCAGTGATGATACAAGATCAATTATCATTGAAAAGTTATTACCTTTTTGGCGGAGAAATCGCACAAATCAGATTATTGCAAAGCAACTTGTTTTAAAAATAATACATCATCCGTTTGGAAGATCTCTCTTTAGACATGCAGCAATTATTCCGGTGTATCAACTGTTTCCACCATTGAATGTTCTTCAAAGTGCTCAGCTTATTAGTATTAATGGGCAGCATTGGGGTAGAATACCATTCATTTGGAATTTACCAAATCGATCTCGATTGACCAATATTGGGTATTCGTTGTTGATGGCACCAGCATGGCCTGCACTGGCGATGTCTAGAGTTTTTGATTATCTGGACAAAATTGTGGTTCGTTTGACAACTGGTTTGAGAAGTATTGTATTGAGATGCATGGAGTATTTAGGTTTAAATGTGTCGGAATTTTGGATGGAAATTGCTGATTTATCTGTAAGGATGATCAATGATACCTTCTGTGCTATTCTGGCGAGTATTCTTTTATATTTAATTTGGAAATTGTTCAATGTCTTATTCAGGAAAAAGCCAGAGGTTAAAGAACATACCTACGGAGGTAATGCGCAGAAATCGAGATCTGAACGCAAAACAAAGCAAGAGAAAGCTAAGCGCGTTCGAGTTCGAGAATTGAGACTTCATGGTGATGAAGCACATTTGTTCTGCAAAACCGCGTGTGGGGACGAGGATCTATGCGTGGAACACGAAGACGAAACCTGGTACAAATTTGGTGAATGTAATCAAAGAGAATCGGTTTATGATCCAAGTTATCTCAGCTATGCAGTTGAGAAAATTGAAGATCTGTGGGATAAAGGTGAAGCTGTTAAAGTGGACGTTGTTTGCTTACAGAATACCCATTGTTCTATGCGGTTTACAGGCATCGATGATTTTTCTGTAGAACGCAGTAAATTCTTGGGAGTTTTTAAACATACCGAAGTAATGAGTGGGCGTGAAGTTCCCGTGTTTGAGATTGAAATGGACATCAATTCAAAAGATAAATTCGAGGAATTTTACAAGAATATTCTTTCCAAGTTCTTGGACAAGAAGGTTTGTGATTGGCGGGCAGAAATGCAAATTCGAATCATGGAAGAAACAGTAATGTTTAAAATCAAAGTGGCGTGTCTGACTACGAATATTCAAGGCACTCCAGGGAGATTTGTACTTTCTAATCTAAAAGATTTAAAAGTAATTGCAGAAGATTTGAAGGGAATTAAAGAAGCTCCAAAAGTCTCGTTCAATGAAGTTCTTGAAAATGGACAGGATGATGCCATAAATTTGGTATCATACCTTCGCAAAAACCATCAGGTTTTTATGTCGCGGGTGCCGTTGCCGAATTTGGATATTATGGACATTTTTGGACGCCAGACCCATGGTTTGGGACACAAAGATTATATAATATTCAATGCACATAATTACGATGTTAATGACATTGTGCGTTTTTGGAGAACGGAAAATTCAGACAAGCGAACATACAGTGCTTGCAAAGTGGTTTTCACCGATAAAGTGAGAGATTTTGGTATTGCGAAAATTATATCAAAAGAAGAATTGAAGGATTTCTTGATTTCAAAGCAAGTTTTTGTACAAACCGTAAGAATTTCATCTGTGAAAGACAGTTTTAGATCACTGGAATCAAAAATTGCTAACGAGGAAGAGTGGAAAGATTTGGCAGCAAACCAAACCTGTTTGGCATTTCTTCCTTCCAGTAATGGGGTTTCCAAAGGAAGGGCAAGTTATGCACAAACACGTTCGTACATCATAAATGGCGAAGAACAAAGTCGGGAATATCTTGAGGTTTCATCATTAGGTGTTACCGGGGACTTTGCGAGACCTGGAGATTGTGGAGGGGTTATTGTTTCTTGCAACGACCGGAAATTAAATAAGATAATTGGATTTCACGCTGGCGCACATGGAAATAAGTGGGTCGGAGCAATTTTTAAAAAAGATGATCTGCGAATCGTGGAACAACACGGAAAAGATGATGCTTGGAATGCTTTAATAGTAAATGGGGAACCAACCGATTTGCCAAGAGGCCCTTGTGTCAAGTTTGTGGGTAAATACATTGGAACAACAAAACCTACTAATCCGAATTCTATTTCCAAATGGAAAAGCGCTCCTTGGGTTGAGCAATTTGAAGAACAATTACAACCTGCGCCATTAGATCCAGAAGATGAACGAATAAAAGTCGATTTACCTGTCAATATGGCTGGACGGAAAAGTCTTTTGCTCGATAAGAACAGTAAGATGTGCGAAGAGTTGCCTTTGATGGACGAAGAAATTTTGGAAATTTGCATAGATCATATTGCCCAGGAAATGGCACTGAAGATAGGACATATACACCCTGTTGTAGAAAACCTAGATACAGTAATAAAAATTGGGCTAAATGGACATTCGGATAACCAACATGTGAAAGCCATTGATGACAGAAAAGCTTGTGGCGAACCTTGGAATCGATTGGATAATTGCAATTTAAAGAGCGATTTTCTAGATAACATTGCCGGATATTTGACTTTAAAGAAAAATCATGCCGGTACGTGTCTTGAGAAACGTGTTAAATTAAAATTAACAGAAGCGAGGAAAGGAAATCGAATGATTTCGCTGTATGTCTCAAAATTGAAAGATGAGCTTTTAAAGCTGTTGAAAATTGAAACGGGTGGAACAAGAGTGTTTGCGAGCGTTCCGATTGACAAAATTATTTGCGATGCCGCGTTATTTGGAAATTTCAAAGAAGCGTATTGTCGTAATTTCATTGATTTGAATCATGCAATTGGAGTAAATCCACATGGATTGGGTTGGAGATTGATCAAGGAACACCTTGATAAACATCCAAACTGTTTTGATCTTGATTTCGGAAATTTTGATAAAAGGTTATCTGAATCTTTGATTCGGGGAGCTTTTGACATTATTCGAAGAGTTATTCAAAATCGCGCACCTGATGGTTGGGATGAGGCTCGACGCATTTTGGCAAATGAAAGTATCAATTCATACATGATTGACTTCGATACTGTTTATGTTACCGATCGAGGAAACAAGAGCGGTGAATATTTGACAACAGTGGTCAATTGTATCTGTAATGATATTCTGAGCTATTACGCGTGGATCAGCATTACCGGTGTTAAAGATCTCGGGGTCTTTCGAGATAATGTGAGCTTGATTACATTCGGAGACGACAAATGTGAATCTGTAAGTGATCTTTATGCTGATAAATATAATTACTTTTCTGTAAAGGAAGTGATGAAGAAGATCGGTCATGAAATAACTCCTGGAAACAAAGATGGAATTGAAAGGAATTTTTGTGGGTTAGATCAAATGCAATTTTTGAAACGTACATTCGTGGAAAGAGATAATATGGTTGTAGCACCGTTGTTGAGAAGATCCATTGAAAGTCCATTTGTTTGGACGCAAACCCCCAATTCTGATTGGGTCGTGTGGAAAAATCTAATTGAAGCATCTCTTTTTGAAGCACAACTTCATGGAGAAGAATACTACTATGAGTTTTTGAACAAGATAAAACAATGTGATGATGATGTCTTGCTTTCGCAAGTGTCATCGATATTATGTTGCAATTTTGAACAAATTTCATCTAAGTATGCTGCGATTTGGCATAAATCAAAGGTTCATTTAGATGAGTAGTATAGCAGATTTGATATTTGACAATAATTCAACTTTATTCGAAGTTTTGGATGAGTTGGATGTT